TCATGCGATGTAAACGTTTTCGGCCGGGGAATTATCGAAAACGTTTGTGACTTCGCGATGACGCACGCGACGCTTGTTTCGCGAGAAGCACGATACAAACGTCAGACCGTTGGGGCCGTGGGACGACGCGCGGTCGATTGTATCGGGGCAGGTCGCGGGGCGGGACGAAATCGGCGGGCCGTGTGGAGTCGGTGTCGTATCGGCGTCGAACGCTGAGGAAGAAGCGATGCGATGACGGCCGGTGTCGCGATGCGGCACGGCGGAATAAGGGAACGCATGCGCCAAGCAATGGTAGAATCGCGTCCGCCCTCTTGCCGGGGTGATGAAATTGGTAAACATAGCGGACTTAAACGATTGAGTGCCCGGCCGGAAACGGTCGGTGCAGAACCCTTCAAATTCGGCGAAACCCCTGATGTGCGCATCGAGGCAACGCCGAGCCAAGCCTCGCGGCATCCGCGAGGAAGGTGTAGAGACTAGACGGGGGGCGCCTAAGGCGCATGGGCAGCGGTCATGCCCGCGCGCGACGGTGAAGGCATAGTCCAGCGCACGAACGGCTCGCGTACGCGACGCCGGCTTTGAAAGAAGCAGTGTGACGAAAATCCGCCGCCTTAACTGGCTTGCCGGTTCGAGTCCGGTCCCCGGCACCACACATACTCCCAAGAACTTCCATAGTTCGCCAAAAAGCCCTGTCAGTCAAGCACTTACGGGGCTTTTTGTTGCCACTGTTTCCCAGCGTTTCCCATTGACACCCCCAGAAACAGGGGGCATCGTAGGGGGCAGTTTTCCTGATCTGGGCATCAAAATGCCCCCTCGTTCAAATGCCCCTTACCGATGTCGCCGTCCGTGCGGCCAAGCCTCTCGAAAAGTCCTACAAGCTGGCTGACGGCCAAGGCATGTACCTCGAGGTCATGCCGAACGGCTCGAAGTACTGGCGGTTGAAGTATCGCATTGACGGCAAGGAGAAACGGATGGCCCTCGGGGTCTATCCGGCCGTGACCTTGCTGGCTGCCCGTAAGGCCCGAGACGAGATCAAGGAGCAGTTGCGCAGCGGTCTGGATCCTTCGCACGAAAAGAAGCGCGTGAAGGCGCAGCGCATCCTTGGCCGCGAGAATTCGTTCGAGCCAATCGCCAGGGAGTGGCATGAACAGCGAAAGGAGTCGTGGAGTGAAGGTCACGCTGTACGAATCATGAAGCTGCTTGAGCGCGAGTTGTTTCCGGTGCTCGGCGCACGACCGATTGCCGATATCTCGGCACCAGAACTGCTTGCAGTGATCCGAAAGATAGAGTCGCGTGGGGCAATCGAGCTCGCGCATAAGACGATACAGGCAACGAGCCAGATCTTCAGATACGCCATCGCCACCGGCCGGGCGGAACGAGATCCGGCGCCGGATCTCCGCGGCGCGCTGAAGACCCGTACCGTCGTGCACATGAAGCGTGTGAGCGAAGCTGAACTGCCCGAGCTCATGCAGAAGATCGACGCGTACGACGGCGACTATCAGACGCGGCTTGCGATGCGGTTCATGGCCCTGACGTTCGTCCGGACCATCGAACTGAGGTTTGCCGAATGGACCGAGATCGACGAGAAAAAGAAGGAATGGCGCATCCCAGCCGAGAAGATGAAGATGCGCACGCCGCACATCGTGCCGTTGTCGAAGCAGGCGCTTGAGGTGGTGGCGAAGCTGCGAGAATTGAACGGCGACGGTCAGTACCTCTTCCCGAGCCGGTCGAGCTCGAAGAAGCCGATGAGCGAGAACACGATCATCTTCGCGCTGTACCGGATGGGCTACCACTCACGGATGACGGGGCACGGTTTCCGCGGCCTCGCGTCGACTATCCTGAACGAGCACAATTTCAACCGAGACTGGATCGAGCGTCAATTGGCACACAGTGAACGGGACAGTATCCGGGCAGCCTACAACCATGCCGAGTACCTGCCCGAGCGCCGGAAGATGATGCAGTGGTGGGGAGACTTCCTTCAACAGTCCGAGGTTAGAAAGGATCGGTAGGAGCCTCGAGACTCGAGAGATAATCGGTCGATCGAAATGGGGCTAGATGACGAATGCGGCCGGCGCGTTGATAATACTGGCCAAACTTTCGTCAGTCCCAATGGGATGGACAGCTACCGAACGAGAAATTGGGGACCATGGAATTCTGGGACGTCATCGCCTGGGTATTGGCGAACATCATTGCGCCATTTGCGCTTCCAATTGCTATCATTCGTGCTGTCCAGCGATTCCCTCATGTGCCTCCGACCATGGCAGCAAAGCCGATGCTGACGGAGACCTTGAAGGACGGTCAGTTGGGCCTCACATGTTTGGCGATCGTGGCGGTCGCAGAGTATGAACTCTGGCCCGCGTTAAGCTCGGGGGTTAGCGTCAAGATATGTTTTTGGGCGCTTCTCCTCATGGGTGCGATCTCGCTTACGTACGTAGTTCTCGGAGCAGCTTTTCCGGCGCCGCTGGGAAAACACCCGATGACCGTTCGTGAGTGGTTTACCGCATACCCGGTCGGACGAAAAACTGTTTACCTATCTATACTTGTATCGCTTGTATTTGGCGCAGCACATTTCATCATCAAGTATGAAGAGATCGATGGAATCTCTGCTGCGAAAGCCGCTGTAGCGCATGCTGGAGAGAAGAGATGAACTATCAGCACATCGAGAGCGATGCCCCTGAGCGGGTAGTGCAGCGCGTTATGTCAGCCGCCCAGCAGAAGAAGGCGGAGGACGCCAGGCGAATCGAGAGCTTGAACAGACTCACACGTTATCCGTCGTGGGTAGCGGTGATTGCGACTGGAGTAGCCCTAGTCTCCGCGGCTGTGCATCTGCTCCATTGAAGGTCGAAGACTATCCCAGATAGCCCCGCCCCGAGCGAGGCTTTTCACATCTGACGGGCTGCGCGATGATGACGCTGTCATGACTCGGAGCGTTCTATGCCTGCCATCAAGCTGCGTATCCCACGAGAAGACGTCTTCCAGTTCAACGACGATCTGTCTGCCTGGTCGACCGCCAGCGGCGTCGATCCTAAACTGTCTGTCGGCACCCAGATGCAGACAACCAACCCTTCGTCGCCAACCCTGTACTTGGCGTTCGTCGACGAACGATTCTTCGAGCAGTATCCGCGGTGGCGTCAGTTCGTCGAGCATTGACCGCCAGTCACGCGCTACCGCATCCCCGCCCGCCGCATCTCCTCGCGCAGAAGATGCACCGGCCGGCCAACGAGGTGCGACCGGACGACTGGGAGGAATGGCTGACGACGTCGAACGTTGAGGCGGCGCGGGCGATGCTGCGGCTATTTCCGGCGGAAGGGATGGCGGCCGAGCCTGTTATCGAGTGACTTCCGGTCGATTTCGTCGTAGTGTTTTGCGAGCAAGCCGCTCTCAAAGTATCGTACTTCTCGCGGCTGGAGAAACACACCGAATATCATGAACCGGGGAAAGGAATGAAAGATTCCACACGTGCACGAGTCGCAGCTATTGTCGGGGCTGCCGCACTCGATAAGAAAATATCAGCTGTGTACGACTACGGATCTGGAAAATTCAGAACTGTTTCCGCACACAAGCGGGACGGTGGGGGCGTGAGCGGATACGACTTTGAGACGTCTACGTACTTTTCTGGTGGAGGCGCTGATTCGCTGAATTTTTATGACTACCAGAACGCTCGGCACGTAAATTTGAAGCTGGATGGAGGAAAATTCTCCGGTTACGATTACGACAGCAGCTATCATTTTAGCGGCACGGTGAAGTCTCATTCTGTATCAATTTATGATCATGAGACTGGCAGGTTTTACAATTACCGAGTTTGATACGTGTAGATTGCCGCACTCGCGCCTGAGCCCCGTAGCCGTGTGTCGCGAGGGTATTCGGTGCAGCTCACGGCAAGCGAGCGGATGTACGGCCCGCAGTGTTCCTGAGGGGGCCGTCCATTCGCCCGGTCGCGCTCTACTACCCGCCGAGTCGATGGGTTGTCGTGCCCGGTGCGTTTATGAACCCCGTTCCCTTGCCTCCCGCAACCTTGAGGTGTTCGACCTCGACCTTGGCTGAGTTGATGATCACTTGGGCCACCTCGGCAATAGCTTTAGCACGCTCGATTTCCATGGGTTTCTCATTGTCGGTGAGGCCCTGAAGGGTGTTGAAAAGATGTTCACGCAACGTTTCAATGTTGTTCACGAATCCTCCTTTTAAGTTTGTTGTGCAGAACAATTGCTTCGCGAAGATCTTTCGGATACTGAAAGATGGATGTTCGATTTGCGGACTCTTTTCGAGTGATCAGCTCGAGATTTGTAATGTCGCAGTTGGCTGGATTTCGATCGATAAACCATAGGCAGTGTGAACGCCCGTTGTAATCACCATAGTGCGAGCGCCAGATGATCGCATGCTTCGGTTGCCATGAGCCCTTGGCGTCGACTTTGACATATATGCAGCCGCCCCACATCTTCTCAGTCCCGATCGGCTCGCCGATGAGCCGAGTCGACGTTCCAAGTGGCTCAACGCGATCCCCACATTTTTTTCGAAACGATGCGGACTTCTTTATACCTAACCGCCGAACCTTGGCTGCGATCTGGGAATAGGTTTTGTTGAGAATCGGAGACAACGTCTCAATCGTCGAGTTAGGGTAATGCTCCTTGAGGAAGTGAACCTGCTCATCCGACCAGAATGTTTGTGGGCCAAAGTACTTGTTCGGGGGAGGTAAGTATCCGGCGGGCTTCCTCAGTCCAAGCTTGCGAGCTTTACATTCAATCTGCTTATCGTTGCGATCGAGGCGTTGGGCAATGACCGAGTTCGGGTGGGTCGGGTACATTTCGATCAGCACTTGCATATCGCAGTCTGTCCATGATTTATTCGGGCGATACTTGCTCGCGTCGAAGCTATCTTGCGTAGATTCGAAGGTCCTTTGTACTTTGCGGCCCTCTACGGATCGAATCCTTTTTACGACAACGTCTCCACGCCGGATGTAGGGAAGAATTATGGAACACACGTCTCTACCGCAAAGCCGAAGTCGCGCATCCAACTCGTCAGCTGAGATGCCAGGATTCTCCTGAATCAACTGCAGGATTGCTTTTGTGTAGCTCACGCAGGCCCTCCTAAACAGTAAGTAGGATTCCATATGGTGACACTCCAAAAATACGGGAGCGCACGAACATGGTTCGGCTGATTGCACGGCGACATGATCAAATCTCGCTTGACGTTCACGCACAGTGGAACTAGAGTGCAACCGTGCTTGAGACAACAAGCGCCGGGTTTGGCGACCTGACTCCATAGGCGGACAACCGCCTCAGTGCGGTTTTTTTACGTCCGTAGGCCTGAGCACGCCTGTACAATTTACGGGTGGGCGATGGTGGGGAGGCCTTCGGGTCTGCCGGTTTCCTATGGGCCGGTTCGCCAACCCTGTCATTCGCCCGCCCACCCCATTTGGCGATGGGGCGCGGGTCTCCACATCCATAGGAGGCCGACATGCCTGGTTCAAACGCGTCCGCAGTTTCTACTCCCCAACCTGACTATACCGATCCGGCTTTCTCCGGAGCGCTGACGAGCGACCATTGGTCTCTCGATGACACTCCCGAGTTGTCGAAAATTCCTAGTAGTCTGATCGCTGATGTCAGCCGTGCGTCGAACGCCATAGAGACGATTGCCAGAATCGTTCACAACAGCCTTTGTGAGCCGGAGATGCACGATGCCGAGCCGCTCGGACGTTCGGCGCATCTCGGCTTGTTGGACGCCGCAGAACTCATCGGAAAATACCTCGCCGAAATCGCGGGTCGCATGAACGAGGCAGCGCAGATCTACGCGGACCTGGAGGATTCTGCGGAGGTGCGCCATGACTGATATTCGTGCGCTGAAGACTCTCCCCGAGACGCTTCCCAACGTCAGCGTGATGACCAGTCTGCTGTCGATCACAGCTGGTCTACCGCTGTTAGATGCCTTGGAAGCATCGTCGTGTCACCTGACGGTTGCGCTCGACGTCCTGAGCGAGACCGCGGCCAATAGCACTGAGCAATCGAGCTCGTTGTATGCCGTTCTCACGTCGGTGGGGATTGCCAAAGGGTTGCTTGATTCTGCCGTTGGTGCCATCGAGGTCGCTGACAGGGAGGTGCGTCATGGCTGAGAAGATCAATCTTGACGCTGTCGCTCCTTCCGCCGGCGAGCTGTCCATCGTCATGGACAGAACTCTTGGATATGCGTGCTATATCGGCACCCGTGCGCATCTGGAAGCTGAAGGTGTCATCCCGGCCGGAACCGAATGGCGACGAGGATATCGATCGATATTCTGGACCGAGAACGGCATTAGCTTCAGCTTACAGCGAGAGCGTCCCAAGGGCGCCAAAGGCCCGCGGAGAGAGTTCGAAGACTGCGACAACTGGCGCCTGCTCATGCATGCGGTCGGTCGAGACCATCGTGATTCCTATGTTCGCATGAAGGCGCGAGAACTTCGCGAGGCGCTGTTCGCGCAAACGCCAGAGGGGAGACAGCTCAGGAATAGGTATTTCGTGGCACTGGAGGACAAGGGGTTCCAGGCGTTCCGTGACAAGGTGACTGCGCTAGCAGAACTGGAAAGGCCAAAGAAGCGGCGCGGCCGGACGGCCCAGGCAGACGGGGAGGCGAATCATGGCTAAGCGTCAACTATCACCGGAGTACCAGAGCGGTGCGATGGCGTTTGCGGCGGTGTGCCGAGAGTTGGGGGCCGATATGCCCGACGACTGGCGGACCGCAGCAGAGCGAATTCGAGACGCAGTTGGGAATCTGGCCGCCGCTCAACGCGAAGGGTTCGAGGATGCTGTTGCGCTGCTCGTCCATCGGTCCGTTTGTGACGGTGATGTACCGATAGTCGCCAGTTGGGACCCGATTCCAGAACTGGAGGATCCGGACTACTGGCTCGCGCTGTGACGTTCTGCAACGCAACATGCCGCACGCATGCCGTGCGGCATAATCGTTTCAACCGCGCCTAGCTCGACGGGGCGAACGCAGGGCTCCCTTACCCTGTTGGCGCGGCTTTCTTTAAGGGTGCGTGAGGGCGCAGATGGGGCATTTCGAGGCACGATTTATGAGCCGCGTCGAAGACTTAGTGGCCGATCTTATTGATATGGCCGACGGCGGCGAGATCGAGAGGCTACATAGTATTGGGAGATTCGGTTGGCTATTGACTGCTGGCCGGCATTATCCAGATGATGAGTTCCTTGGTGAAGAAGATATTAATCTACTTTCTCAGGGGGAACTTATTTGGGCGAAGTCCTTGAAAGTCGAGAATGAAAATTTGGCTTTCATTCGCGCGTGGATAGATGCAAGTAAAGTGGAGCAGGATATCGCGCTCGGAATTTACTGCTGCGTCAAGTTGATTGCCTGCGATTTTCGCAGTGACGACGAGGCTGTTGTTCTGTTCAGAGTTGCCAGTGAGAGGTATGCCTACGCGATAGCCGCGTCCGGTTCGAGCCAAAACCCAGCGGCGGAAATGGCGAATTTGCGCCATGCAGAAAGCCGAGCATTGATTAGAGATGCAGTGAAGCATTGGCGGGAGAATATCGATCCTTCGTTGTCGGCCCAAAAGGCCGCCACGGAACTCACGAGAGTTGTTCCCCTGTCGCACAAAAAGCTTGCCGAAATCGTGTCAAAGGCAAAAAAGGGAGTGCGCTTCGACGATTGATTTCTTCCCGTCTGCGCAGAACGGAAAGTATGCGCACGAGTCAACCTCTGCGTAGACGCGTAGAAAAAAGGGTTGGCGCCAAATAGGATTCGCTTACCAAATTCACCAACGGTGAGCGAACGTGAAGAAGACAGCAGCGCAGGCCGATTCCGGCAAGCCGACCGAGCCGATCCTCCCGCGGGTCGGCCTCTCCAAATGGGCTCAGATCGCGCCCTTTATTCCGATGTGCCGCGAGTCCTGGCGGAAGCTCGGACTCGCCGGCAAGGCTCCCCAGCCGATCCGGATGAGCCGCACCCACTCCTGCTACAGCAACGCCGAGGTGCATCGCTGGCTGGCGGATCCGCTCGGCTACGCCGCGGCGCCTCAGGTAGGGCGGGAGGCGGCGTGAGATCAGCGACGACCCAGCGGATTCGACGTCCGAGCATTCGGGATGGAGGGCAGGTCTCCGGTCAAAAAGCGCTCTTTGCAGACGCGGCATTCGTAGCCGGTGAAGCTACCCATGTACAGACTGGGCTGCAGAATGGACCTAAGTCCCTTCCCGTCAAAGCACGGCTGGCAGAAGACGTTGCGCGGCTGAGGTCGAGTTGGCGAACTTTCATCGGCAGAAATGCCTTCGCCCTCGATCTGATACGCACGAAATCCGCGGCCGATCTCGACCAGGACAAGCTTTTCCCGGTCCTCGATGAGCTTTTCCAGTTCGCGGATCTTCTTCTCAGCCTCGAAATATTTTTGCTGTTCCCGGAACAGCTCGCTCTGCAGCATAAAGAGACTGTCCTGAGCCTTCAGGATCTGGTCGTTGAGCTGCGTGACGGTTGCCGCAAGCTCGTTGAAGTCGCGCAAACCGATCGCCGCTTTGCCGAGTTCCTTCGCCGCTGTAATGGACGTTACAGCTGCACTCAAAAGCGAAATGTCCATGGCAATCCCCCGGCTACTGGTCAATTTGGGTGTGGCGATCAGGATTCTACCGCCGGTGCGGATTCGCCCCGAAAAAGTGGGGGATCGACGTGATGCTGCAGACGAACATTGCTGCCGAGATCCTGATCGTAGCGGCCGTCTCTTCGATCGAAGGAGTCAACAACACGAGGCTGTTGATTGGCGTCTCCTCAAGGGCTGGTGTGGCTTTCCGAGACGATCGCTACAAGGCTTTCGTTCACTTTTCCGGGAACCGCGAAGGCCGTACTGGTGGATCAGAGCCGGCGAGTCAGCCGATTTAGTCAAGATTGCGTGCTCGGGTGGCACTGTTTTATTGCTACTCGGGGGCACTGTTTGGATGGCCCATAATTTAGGTGCATCGACCGCCAATCGATGATTTGAGGGAAGCCCCGTTTTTGGGGAGAGTTGAGGTAAGCCGAACCCTCCGGCAAACCGAACCGGCTTGGCCGCCGGCAGCTTTCCCCAAAGGCGGGGCTTTTTAATTGCAGGTTAGGAATCCTTATTGGATTTTTGGCCAAGGTGGTAAGCATGAATCGCATCGAACTTGACGTCGTGTATGGCGAACCCCCGTGCCAGGGTTATCGATCCATTTGGAGGAGCCGGCGGTTTTCTCGTCCGGACATTCGAATCTGGTCGATCGACCAGGCTGATGTGACTGAGTTGACCGGTCAGGCTCGAGCCGACTACGAGCGTGAGCTCCGCATCAGCGCACTTGGAAACCTCATGCTGTCGCCCGTTGCAACGCCTCTCTGGAGGCGCGTCTGCAAGCACGCGATGTACAGCGAGATTCGTGCGCGCAGCGCCGACCAGCGACTCGTTATGGAACTGGCGATCCAGGAGTCCATGCGATGAGCTTCCAAGCCATGACCTGGGCTGTCGAACAGGACTTGCCAGCCCTCCAGAAGCTCGTCCTCCTCATGCTGGCGAATTGCTGCAATGCGCATACGGGTCGTTGCGATCCGTCGCATGAGCGACTCGCCAAAGAATGCGGGATGAGTCGTGATTCCGTTCGGCGTGCGATCGGCGAACTCGAGAAATGCGGGCTGATCGAGATTCGCAGACAGACTCAAAACGGCGTCAACCTTCCGAATCAATACCTCCTGAGGGTGGGGTCATCGGTGGGGGGAGTAGGTGCTGATAGCACCGACGGGTATGTGCACATAGCACCTACGGTAGGTGCTGACAGCACCGAGGGTAGGTGCTCACAGCAGGGAGGGGTAGGTGCTGACAGCACCACAAAACAGGAAGTTAAACCAGGAAGTAAACCTACTCGTTCGTGCGATTCGAAATTCGATGAAGCATGGCGGAAGTATCCGAAACGTGAAGGCTCAAATTCGAAGCAGGCGGCTCAGCGGGCTTGGAACGCTCGGATCCGTGAAGGCATCGATCCGGACGTGCTGGTCGCGGCAGTGGTCGCCTACGCTGCGGCGATGAAGGCTGCAGGGAACATCGGGACGCCGTACGTCAAGCAGGCGTCGACGTTCTTCGGTCGTGATCGGCATTTCGAGGAATTCGCGAAGTCGCGGCCGGCAGGCGGCGATCTCTTCGCCGGTGCCGAGGCGGTTCCGTGGTGGAAGGCCGCCGGGTTCACGTACCAGTGGCAGGCCACGAACGCCGGCTGCAGCGAGCGATCGGCACACCTCTGGGCCAACGGTGTACGGCCAGGAGCGCCGGCATGAACGCGCGAGAACTGGCCGAACTGATGGCGCAGAACGCGCCGACCGTTGCCGAGCACCTGCTGCCCAACGGTCGCAAATCGGGCAAGGAGTGGAAATCCGGCAGCACGGCGGGCGAGAAGGGGCAGAGCCTGTCGGTGTGCCTCAGCGGCGCCAAGCGCGGCGTGTGGAGGGATTTCGCCGGCGAGGAGGGCGGTGATCTGCTCGATCTGTGGTGCGCATGCCGATCGATGTCCGTGTCGGAGGCGATGCGCGAGGCGAAGCAGTTCCTCGGTGTCCGCGACGACATGCCGAAGCGTCAGGCTCCGACGTATCAGCGTCCGGGCCGCCCGAAAGCCACGCTCCCGACAAGCTTGCTTGAGGAGTGGTTCGATGGCCGCGGCATCACACCTGAAACCGTGAAGGCGTTCCAGATCGCCGAGCAGTCCAACGGGCCGAAGACGTACATCGTGTTTCCGTACCTCCGCGGCGGCGAGCTGATCAACGCCAAGTACCGGAACATCGCGGACAAGAAGGACATGCGGCAGGAGGCCGGCGCCGAGCCGTGCCTGCTCGGCTGGAACCTGATCGACCCTGCCGAGCGCATCGTCGCGATCGCCGAGGGCGAAATCGACGCCATGACGCTGCACCAGGTCGGAATTCCGGCGCTGTCAGTGAACGCGGGCGCCGGCAACCACCAGTGGATCGACAGCGACTGGGAACGCCTCGAGCGGTTCAGCGAGATCCTGCTCTGCTACGACAACGACGAGGCCGGCCGGAAGGGGGCACATGAGGTTGCGAACCGCCTCGGAATCGAGCGTTGCCGGGTCGTGTTCTTCGGCGAATCGAAGGACGCGAACGAATACCTGATCACTGGTGCGACGCCGGAAGATTTCCACCGCTGCTGCGATCAGGCATCGGGCTTCGATCCGGACGAGCTCAAGTCGATCGAGCGCTTCTGGTCGAACGTCAAATCGATGTTCTACCCGGCGCATGAGGAATCGAATTTCCCGTACCTGTCGTTCTGCGGCCGCAACGAATTGTGGTTCGAGTTTCGCCCGGGCGAGGTGACGGTTTGGACAGGTATCAACGGCCATGGCAAGTCATTGCTGCTTGGCCAGGTGCTCATCGGACTCATGTGCCAAGGCGAGCGCGCCTGCGTCTTCTCCGGTGAGATGCGGCCGGAGATGCAGGGCAAGCGGATCGCGAAGCAACTGGGCGGCCTCGATCGGCCGGCACCGGAGTATCTCGACCACATGGGCGCATGGCTGCGCGATCGGATGTGGGTCTTCGATCTCGTGGGAGTTGCGGCGATCGAGCGTCTCGTGACGGTGTTCACGTACGGCTTCAAGCGCTACGGGATACGCCACTTCGTGATCGACAGCCTGATGATGACCGACGTCCCGGAAGACGGCCACGGTGCGATGACGGCGCAGAAAGAGGCGATGCGACTGCTCGCCAACTTCGCGCGCCAGTACAACGTCCACGTACACCTTGTCGCTCACCCGCGCAAGGGCCAGGACGAGAAGCGCAGCCCTGGAAAGATGGACGTCGGCGGCAGCGGGAAGATCACCGACGCCGCGGACAACGTGTTCTCAGTCTGGTCCGCGCAGAAGGATGAGGACGACCAGAGCGTCGACGAACCGGACGCGTTCCTGACGCTGCTGAAGGCGCGCAACGGCGAGACGCAGCGCCGGTCGCTCGCGCTGTTCTTCAACCGTGAATGCATGCAGTTCGGTCCGAGCGAGAGCCGCCGGCCGTACGTGTATTTGCCGTTTAGCTGCGTTTCCGAGGATTACACCTGCTAGGCCACACCGTGAGAAAGGAGACAAATGATGGCGAAAATCGAAGTGACGAACTCAATGATCGCTGCGGCGATGGATATCGGTACGAGGACCGGTCTTTTCGCGCCGGGCCCGAAGCGTGACGACGTGATCAAGATGATCGAAGGCGTCCTCTCGTTTGTGGGCGCTCACGCCGCTGATCGATTCAATTGTCGGGTTCGAACTGCGGACGGCAAGAAGGAGGTTCGAGGACGGATTGTCGGGCCGGCACCCGAGCGCCGTGGCTTCTTCCGCGTGGAAACCGAGGATGGAAAGCAACTCTTCCTCAGCGGAAACGAAATTTATCCGTACTCGACGTACAAGCCGAGGTAACACGGGTGAAGCAGATCGAGCGAGAAGGATCGGCGCAGCGTTGCATCTGCGAGCTGCTCGCGCGCCGCGGTCCGATGACGATCAACGAGATCGCCGAGGTGCGGGGCATCCATCCGCGGGCAACGGCTCGCCAGCTCGATGCATTGGCCGAAGCGGGATACGTTTCCGCGTCGGGCAGCCCCAAGCGCTACACCCGCACCGACAAGCCAATCCCGGCTGTCGCGCCGCTCGCGCCGAAGTCCGCGCGTATTGCGGAGAGCAGGCGGCGCGACGCCGAGCGCGTTTCGATGCCGTTTCGGATCCCGGCGCCGACGGAACTCGATCGCGTCATGTTGTCCTGGGTTGGAGTAGAAGCATGATCTCGCTGCGCAACTTGTCCAATCCGGGCCTCGTCGGCCACCGCATCTGCGAACTGCTCGAGCAGCAGGGGATGCTCACCCAAGCGAGTCTTGGTTTGCAGATCGGCGTGCCCCGGGGGACGATCTCGAAGTACCTTACGGCGCTGACGGACGAAGGCTATACGTACATCGCCAACTCCATCTCCTACGCCAAATCGAGCGGCGCAAGGGGAATCAGACGCGGCGCAATTCTGCTCTACGCTCGGACGAAAAAGCCGCTGCCCACGATTTCCGAGGATCGCGACGAGGTCACGCCGGCCGAACTGCACCAGATCATGTGCGGGATCGTTCGGCGAGGGAAACAGCTTTAACGTGGTCGCGTCTCCTTCACTACGGTGATTTGCCCGGCATGTCCGGGCATTCTTTTCTGGAATGCGCCTCGAATCCTCGATCTGCCCGCAATGCAAGCGCCTCTGGCGACTGGACATCGTCGCCATGCTGCGTGAAGCGAAGGGCAGGAGATGGGTGTGTCGCGTCTGCCAGATCGCCAACGAAGCTGACGTCGCAAATAGGCAGCGCGACTCAGAAGAAATCGCCGAGCGGGGGCCATTAGCCCAGCCCTGAATAACCGGTGTCGAGCCGGCTCAATAAACGTGGACGAATGGTGGAGTCGCGCCGCCACGCGCAGATGGATGGCTACCGCACAAAGGCGCAGCAGTCTGCACGAATCCGGATATACCGCCCTCGACCTAGCAACGCTTCTAAAAAAAGCGGGTGGGAGGTTGCGCCCTATTTAGAACGAACTCCACACCCGAATTTGCACGATTCAGCGTTTAACGTTTCGAGAGCATTGCGTCTGCATACTCGTACGCGGACTTTGCCAAGTCCTCCTTCGAAGCGAACTTGCCCGAACCAGTCGCAATCAGCGATTGCATCGCCTGGGCAGCGAAGTAGTCGCGGAAAGTCAAGCCTTGCTCTGTCGAATCCACAACCGGAAACGCCGGCTTCTTCAAAAATTCTTGCCTCACATTATTCCCCGTAGATACTTTATAAATGGAGCGTCGATCTTATCGGAATACATCACGATTCGACACTGTCATGTTGAACAGGATTCAATGGACCGGCGCGAAGCCAATCCGCTTGACGCCGTAAGCATCCATCCATGCATCCCGATCGGAAAAGCCGAGTTCTTCGGCGAGGTAGTCAGCCAGTTCCTCGGCTGTCGGCGCCTCAGGCGAATCAAAGTACCCGAGAGGGGCTTCGTCTTCCGGCGTCAAGATGGCGTAGAGCATGTGAACCTCCTGTCTCTACCCATCTTAACGGCGTTATCCCAAAACTCTTGATGGGGACTTTAGGCCAGCTTTCGGCGCAAGTCAGCAAGTGTGCTGACGCGCAGAGCTTCGGCGTCCTGGTCCGTGTACGCACGCGGGTACATAGGCACAGATTTCGGAAACCCGCTTGGCACTGGGACATCGCGATCTTTTTCGGCGTGATCGTGTGCTGCATCAAGTGCCTGACGAACGTCATTCAACGCAGTTGGGTTGTTCTTCAGCGCAGCAACTAACGCGATCTCCAGGGCATTAATACGGGCGTGCAGGCGCTTCTCTTCGAATTCCATTTGTTATCTCCGTACGCGTGGTTGGCGACCGGCCGATCGCCAGCCGTGACGGTAGCAGGTTTAGGAGGCACGGGGACTGATCGCGGACAATCCCTCGCGTGCGCGCACGTACGCGCGTGGAAAGGCTCGACGATGCAGAGAGTGCAGAGAGGGGAAAAGAGACAAATGCAGAGAGAGGTGGCGGAACAGGGTGTCCTGCGTGCCTCAAAAACACCCGTTTCCTGCCTCGACCCAATCCATTCAAATACCTTTCTGTTGCATTAAATACCTTTCATGTTGCAGTGCACTCAGCGTGATCGGAGAAGAGTTGGACCAACGAAACGACGTAACCAATTGATTTTATTGAGTTGGTGCGCCGCATCCAAATTTGACATAATGGACGCTATCAGTCGAAACGGGGCATTATCACTGGTTAATGAGAGCGATTCTCATCTGAATCTTACAAAATCATAACTCTGGGACCACCCAGGGGCCTCCGGACGGGGGTGACGAAATTTCGCAGACCGCCTCTCCAATCCGCACGCGGGAAAAACATTGATGATCCTCCGCGAGGAGGAATCTCATGGCCCTGACCAATGGAGCGTTGCTGAAGGCGATCTCGGAAGATCGAGCGCTCGGTTCCGCGATGCTGTTTCCGCATCGGCATCCGCAGGCGTCTCCGGCGTTCCACGTCGAGGTCATGGACCTCTGGCGTTGTGCCGACGAGTGGGTGCTGATCGAGGCATTCCGGGAGGGCGCGAAATCGACGCTGTCCGAGGAGCATCTGTTGATCGAGGCGTGCTTCGGCAACTTCGGGTACTGCCTGATCATCGGTGAAACGTACACGAAGGCTTGCCAGCGTCTCGAGGCGATCAAGTTCGAGGCGACCCGAAACACGAAGCTGCAGGGCCTTTTCGGCCGGCTGAAAGAGTCGGGGCGCGTCTGGAATGAGCACCAGATGGAGCTTTCGAACGGCGTCCTGCTCGAGGCTCACGGCTGGGAAGAGGAGTTCCGCGGCTTCAAGTGGCGCGACATCCGGCCGGATCGGGCGTACCTCGACGACATCGAGAACAAGGAGCGGGTCAAGGACAAGGCGGCGGTCGACGCGTCGATGCGCAAGCTCTACCTTGAACTGATCCCGGCGATGGACAAGGTCAAGGGCAAGATCAGGGTCACCGGCACGCCGCTGGCCGAGGACTGCATGATCACCCGGCTTCGCGAGAATCCGGACTGGACGAGCCGGCGCTATCCGATCTGCAACGGCGACATTGACGATCCTGACACCGTAGCGATGTGGCCGGAGCGCTATCCGATGGACTGGGTCCGCCGGAAGCGCGACGAGATGGAGCGGGCCGGGCAGCTCCGGGGCTTCATGCAGGAGTACATGCTTATGGCGATCGGCTCGCAGGACAAGCCGTTCGAGAGCGAGCATATTCGGGAGTGTGCAGTCGATCCGGCGCCGTGGCTGCCGAAGGTCGTGATCACCGACCCCGCACGGACGACGGACGTGAAGAAGAGCGACCGCACTGGACGGGTAGTGGTCAGCCGGCTCGGCACGAAAATATACGTCCACGCATCGTCGGGCGAGTTCTGGAAGCCGGACGAGGTCATCGAAGACGCGTTCAAGACGTCGGCTCGGTACGGAGACGCGACCGTCGCGATCGAGAAGAACTCGCTCGACGAATGGCTGCTGCAGCCGATGCGCGCGGAGATGCTCCGCCGCGGCGTGACGCTCGCGCTTCGCCCGCTCACTGCACCCCAGGACCGGGACAAGGTGCAGTTCATCATGGGCATGCAGCCGTTCTTCGAGGCCGGTGACATCGTGCTGGTCGGCGGGCAAGGCCAGCACCCGAAGCTTGTTGCCGAGATCTTGAACTTCCCCAACGGCAAGCGAGACATCCTCAACGCGCTCGCATACTTCCAACGCGTGTTCTCGGGTTCTCCGGTGTACGAGGACTTCGGGCAGTGGAACATCGTGTCCGAGTATCAGCCGAGTCAGCAGCATCCCCTTGCTCTGACGTTCAATTCGAACGGCACGGAGACAACCGCGGCCCTGGTTTGCATCGAGGGTCAGCGAATCGTCGTAGTGGCTGACTGGATTTCGCCAGTACCTCCCAAGGAAGCGGTAGCCGACATTACGCAGCTCGTGCGCGCTGCGTTTCCACGCGCGCGCGTGACGACATGGCTGCCGGCCGATGTGCTCGACCAGGCCGACCGCATGCCGATCGTGGCCGCGCTTCGCGCCGCGAACATGTACCCGATGCGCGGTGCATACGTGAACGTCGCACGGGGTGCGCTTTCTCCGCTCATCCGTACCGAGGCCAAGGCTCGACGTCTGTTCCAGGTCGACCACGAAGGCGCGAAGCACGCGCTCAATGCGATGGCAGGGGGCTACAACTATCCCGTCGACCGCGCGGGAAACCGGAATACGCTCCCCGAGACTGGTCCGCACCGTACCCTCGTCGAGGGACTCGAAGCGGCCGTGTACGTGATCTGCTCGCAGCAAGCGGACGTCCTGCCGGAAGGCGTGAACATGGGCGTGAACCCGCAGGGTGTGAGCTATCTGACCACTTTGCCGCGGAGATGAACATGGCAGTCGATCGCAAAATCACGCCCAAGGCGCCGTCGCAGCGCCCGTCGGATTTCTACAAGGGCAAGCAGCAGGGCGGCGCGTACGGCAAGGCCGAGAAGGTCGGCGAACGCATGTCGGGTGGCCCGATGCGCGAAAAGATGTCGAAGCCGGGCCTGTGATCGTGAAGAAGCGCCGCGAATTCCAGGGTACGCGCTCCGAGTCGCGTCCGGTCGGTGACTTCTTTGCCGAGAAGACGTCGAAGAAGCCGAACGTCGACGATCGACCGAAGCGTACGCCGCGTGATCGCGGCACCGGCACGTCGCTCGAGCGCAAGCTCCGCGGTAAGGTGATCGGCTGACCCCCTCCATGGCCCGCCCGAAGAAGCCGAAAAAGCAGGACGACAAGCCCGCGGTCGAAACACTGGACGCGCGGGCGCTTGACGCTGAGAAGACGGGCGAAGAGATCGAGAACTGGGCCGACCAGCCCGATTCCGACGCCTATACCGAAGCGGCGAAGCTGTACCCGAAGATTGCGAAGTGCTACCAGAACAAGCAGGAGCAGATGGACCGCTGCGAGGAGTACTGGTCCATCTACAATGCCCAGCCGGATGAGAATCAGCAGTATTCCGGCAACTCCCAGTGCTACATCCCGGCCGTACGCAACGCCGTCAACGCGCGCGTGAAACGCACGCTGGCGCAACTTTTCCCCGTGAACCACAAGCATGTCGGCGCGACCGGCCCGGACGGCAATATCCCGTTCGCGCAGATCAGCCTGCTCGAGCATTACATCCGCTCGGCCGCCATCAAGGATGTCGTTCGCGCGGACCTGATCGCGGGCGACGTGACGGGGCAATGGAACCTCTATGTCGACTGGTCGCGCACGCAGCGCCGGATCACCGAGCTGATCAAGAAGCCGCCGATTCTCGAAGACCATGAGCTGGGCGGGGAGGTCGAAGACCTGGCCGCGGACGACGACGACTGGGACTGGGAAAAGGAATCGAAAGACATCACGACCGAAGGGCCGGACATCGTTCAGTTCGCCACGGAGGACCTGGCCGTCTATCCGCCGACCTGCAACGACATCGAGAAGGCCACCGCGACCGCGATCCGGCTGCGCCTGACAATCGATGCGGTGGAACGGTTCGTCGACGAGGGCGTATTCGTCGGCGTCGAGGCGAAGGAACTGATCGACAACCTCGCAAAGCCGGACGGCGGCCGCGAGAAATATGTTCCGCCGAAGAAGCGCACCGGCGACGCCGGCATCCGCACGGAAGGCACGTTCAAGTACGCGCTGATCTACGAGGTCCACACGAACCTGGATCTCGGCAACGGAAAAGAACCGTGCTTCGTGTACTTCGCCGGGCAGGATGTGATCCTGGGGATCATTCGCAACCCGTTCTGGTCGGGCAAACGGCCGATCATCTCGGCTCCGATCGAGCGCATCACGGGTTCGTTCTTCGGGATCTCGAAAATTGAACCGGTCAAGTTCCTCCAGTGGAACCTGAACGACTACTGGAACATGGGACAGGACTCGGCGCAGTACAGCCTGCTGCCGATCACCATGGTCGACCCGCTGTCGAGCCCGAACTACCAGTCGATGGTGGTGGGCCTCGCCGCGGTGTGGCTGACGGACCCGAACAAGACGAAATTCGCAAACTTCCCGGCCCTCTACAAGGACGCGATGATGCTCTGCCAGGGCATCAAGCAGGAAATCAACGAGTCGATGGACGTCAACGACGCCATGCTCGGTAAGATGCCCGCCGGCCGGAAGAACCAGGCGCAGATGGCCGCGCAGGCGCAGGCGCAGGAGTCGAACATCATCGACAACGCGAAGCGGTACGAGGAAGTCATCCTCAATCCGCTCGTTGAATGGATGTTCGAACTCGACCGACAGTTCCGCACGGAGGAGTTGACCGTCGAAGTTCTCGGCGAGATCGGCGCGCGCGCCAACCTGCAGACGATCCCGCCGCAGGCGTTCGGAGAGCGCTACTTCTTCCGCTGGTGCGGCACGTCGTATCAACAGAACCTGCAGCGCATGCAGCAGATGATTTCGTGGATGAACGTCTTGCGCGGAATCCCGCCGCAACAACTCGACGGCCGGCGCCTGAACATCGGGCCAATCCTCGAATATGGCACCGAGCAGATCTTCGGGCCCGAGGTCGCGCCGCGCATCCTGATCGACGAGCGGAATCTGTTCCACCTCGATCCGCAGGACGAGAACCTGATGATGCACAACGGTCTGCCGGCTGAGATCCATCAGGCCGACGACGACCGTGCGCACATCGCCGCGCACCTGCAGGCGGCGCAGCTCACAGGCGATCCTCAGGGCCTGTTCCGCGCACACGTTCAGCAGCATCAGCAAGCCATGCAGGCGAAGCTCCAGGCGCAACAGGCGCCGAAGCAGCCGCAGGGGCAACCCGGCGTGCCGGGCGGCGCGGGGCCGGGTGTTGCAGGAACGCCGCGTGCCGGCGCGCAGCCCGGTCAGCCGCGGCCACAGGGGCCGGCCGGCATGATTCATCCGGATCAAATCCAATCGCCGATGGCGGGGCCGCGATGAAACGCTTCGTGGCCCGGTGCACGCCGTGGGGAACCATCCAGACCGGCAGCTTCTTCCGCTCGCTGTCAGCGATCGAGAAGGATGCAGTGATCGCGCACGAGCGCGCGCACCTGATTCGTCACGACCCGTTGCGCCGGCTCTGGTGGCTGCTGACGCTGCAGTTGATCTTCCGCCCGGAATGGGTTTTCGCGCGCGTGCGCGAACAGGAACTGGCGGCGGATCAATACGTGAAAGAGCAGGGTCTCGCGGCGGGACTGCGCATGTTCTTGCGCCGCCATCCGCATCCCGCTAGCGCGCTGCATCCGAGCTCACAGGAAAGACTGGAGGCGCTCCATGTCTGACGCATTCCGGATCACACCGTACCAGGTCAAGGCGGAAGGCAAGGACGTTCCCCCGAACGAAATCCAGGCCGCCATCAATTCGCTCGCGAATCAGATGACCACGGCGCTCAACCAACTCGGCAACGGGGCTGGTCCTCAGTTTGCCGCAGCGATGCTCGCTTGGTTCAACAGTCTCCCCACCAATATGACGGGGCTGCCGGTTGGGGCGCTGTGGAACGACGGCGGCACTCTCGCACAGGTACAACCATGAAGAAATTCGCTATTCTGCTGCTGATTGGATTGCTGCCGATGCTCGGGAATGCTCAGAGCTATCCCTCCCCGACGTACAACAACGTCTTGATCAATGGTACCGCTACGATCCCCCACGCGGCGATCACCGGCGGCACGATCACCGGACTGAGTTCTCCGTTGCCGGTTGCGTCCGGCGGCACCAACTCTGCCAGCTCAAGCGGTACCGCGCTCGACAATATCACCGGCTTTTCATCGACGGGGTTCCTCACGCGCACGGGTGCGGGAGCGTATTCGTTCCAAAGCCTCACGAACGGCATCACGCTCGGCAATCTCGCGCAGCAACCCGCCAATACCGTGCTCGGCAACGCATCGGGGTCCAGTGCGAACGTCACGGCGCTGACCGTTACCGGATGCAACGGCGCGGCTCAGGCGCTTCAGTGGACAAACGGTAGCGGTTTCGGCTGCAATTCGGGAATCGCCACGTCCGGGGCAAATGCCAACATCACGTCACTGTCAGGATTGACGACGCCTCTTTCGGTCGGCCAAGGCGGGACCGGAGTAACTTCGTCGACCGGAACCGGATCGGTCGTGCTCGGCACGTCACCGACCATCTCGAGCCCGACGCTGAACGGCACCTTCGCCGGCAGCATGACGATTCCGGCGACGAGCCTGACGTACACGGCGAGCGGAACGGGCGCCGTATCACAGACAATCGCCAATCGTTTCGCGCAGGTCGCTTTCATCGACAGCTATGGCGCGGTTGGCAACGGCACGACAGACGATTCGACTCCGCTGGTCAACGCTGCGGCGTCGCTCGGGACGGCGGGCGGCCTCGTGTTCCTCGATTGCACGAAGAACTACGCGATCCTCTCGAATGTGACCATTCCCGCGAACGTTCAGGTAAAGCAATGCCGCGGTGGCGGTCCGTGGGGTAACCCGGGCGTCGATTGGTCCTCGGAACCGCTCGGCAACCAGCCGCACATCAATCTGGCGAGCACCGCGACGATTACGATGTCGAGCAACTCCGGCTTCGATGGCGTGATCCTGCTGAACGGTACAACGTTCCCAGTATCGTCCCCTTCGGGGTTCGCGGGCACTGCCATCAAGCTCGCATCCGGGAACGCAAACGACGTCCACATCAATGCGCTGATCGTCGGCTTCGCTACCTGCGTTGATGGTACGAACGGTGGCGATCATCAGCGTTGGGATATCGAGTGCGATGCCAATCCCGCGTCGAGCGTTGGCGCCGTGATTATCGGTGGTGCGGGTGATACCTCGTACTACCGCATTCGCACGTATCCGTGGGGAACGGTTGGCGCCGTATCCCCGACGCTGACACGAACGGGTATCGGTATTCAGATCCTTGCCGGCACAAACGACGACAGCCGCATGGAGTTGTTCGATTTCGGCCATGCCGTCGGCATCGACACGCGCGCGAACGGTAACGTGCACTACAAGCACGTTTGGGTGGATAACAATGCCACGATGGGCATGTATGTCTACAACAACAACCAGTCCAAGTTTGACGCGGTATATGCATGGACCGGTCCCGGAATCGTATTCCAGAGCACCAGCAATCCTTCGATTGACTACTTGTATTGCAACAGTAACGGGGTCGCAGGTGGGTCGTGCTTCACGACGGCGGCGGCAGTAAGCCCGATCATCCAGATCGCCAACCTTTACATCGCTCAGTCGGGTTCATTTGGCATCAATATCGGCTCGACTACCGCACAGGTCACGATCGGCAGCGCGATTCTGACAGGCATAAACGGTGGCGCTGCACCATACATCGTTGGCCCTTCGGGATGGCTCGCCAATCAGGTGCGAATCGGAAGCGTTGCATACACAGACTTGGCCGCCGGCGCTTCGCTGCTTGGCGGCAATGTGCAGACTCTCCCAAACGTCGCAAGCGCCGCGACGCTCGCGCCTCCTGTTGCCTACGATCACTTCCTCGTTACGGGTTCAACGACGATCACGAACATCTCAGGTAACTGGGCCGATCGCCGCCTCATCCTGACGTTCGCTACGACTTGCACGCTTACGAACAACGCCAATATCTCTCTCACCAGTGGCGCGAATCTATCGGCCGTTGCCGGGACGACGATCGCATTGTGGTACGACCAATCCAACGCCGTGTGGCGAGAAATGTGGCACCACTGATCATCGGTGCTTTGAGAGGCAGGGAAACCGGAATAAAAAGTGCGGAACCCTGATCAGGAGATCGTCGTGAGCAAAACCATTCTGGCCCGTCTGCTTGGCCTCGTCTTCCCGGCAGTTGGTGCCGGCAATCCGCCGAGCATCCCGGACAACGGAGCGATGCCCGATCAGATCGGTCTGTACAACGCGGTTCTCGGCATGAACCCGTTCCAGGAAACCAGCTACAACGTCGCGACGAATACCTCCGGCTTCACGCTCGGCGCCGCGCAAGTCAGCGGTGCCGCGCAGAACTTCCTGAACCTCACTGGCACGCTCGGAGCGGGCGCAAACGCGCAGCTGCCGACTGTCGCCGCGCTGCTTGCGCAGCTGCCGACGGTGGTGCAAGGCTCGCCGGTCGGACTCAGCTTCCAGCTGCGCGTCATCAACAGCTCGAGCGGCACCTTTGCCTGGACGGTGACCACGAACACCGGCTGGACGCTCGGCGGAACCATGTCGATTGCGCAGAACACCTGGCGCGATTTCATCGTCACCATCACCAGCGCGACGACCGCAACGCTCCAGGCGGTCGGTACGGGCACGCAATCGTAAAGGCGACCATGAGCAAGCTCCTGCAGCGACTTCTCGGTTTTCTGTTTCCCGGCGTCGACGACGCTGATCCTTCGGATCTTGGCGGCGATATTGGGGGCGGTGACGCTGGTGGCGATGGCGGTGGCGGCGGTGACCCTGGCGCTGGCGATCCTGCTGCTGATACTCCGGATGACGATTTCGACTTCGATTTCGTCGAGCCCACCCCGGCGACGCGACGCACAACTTCCGACGCGGACCGGCTCGCGGCTCTCGAAGCAGAAGTAGAGCGCCGCGGGCGCCTGGTTGACGCGTCGCGCGCTGCGCCGACGGCGCCCGTCGCGGACCGTGATTTCGAAGCCGAAGAGGCGCGTCTGCGCGATCCGAACACCACGGATATCGAGCGCTGGCAGATCCAGTCGAACCGCACGCTACGCCAGAGCCAACAGGCTGCGCAGGCCGCGCTGTTCCAGGCGCAGGACCTGCGCGACCAGACGCTGTTCGAATCGAAGATCGCCAGCGACCCGCACCGTGCACGCTATCGCGATCGCGTCGAGCAGGCCGTGCAGGACGAACGCCGCGCGGGCCGCAATGTTTCCCGCGAGGCGGTCTACTACTTCATGCTCGGCAAGGACATCGCGGACGGCAAGCTGAAGCCGAAGGCGAAAGCCAAGGCGCCCGCTGCGGACGTTCCGCGCGGCAAGACGCCGGGCGTGCGATCGAACGTGCCGCCGGCGCGTGGGCAAACCGAACACCAGAAGCGCGCCGCGCGTCTGGCCGACGTGAACATCTGACCAGCACGAGGACACCATGCTGACGAAAATTCTGGCCCTCCTGACGGGCCTCATGTTCCCCGGGGTGACGAACCAGTCGTCGAGCTTCACGGCTGACGTCGAAGCGTACATCCAGGAAGAAGTCGAGCCGCTCGCACGCCGGCAACTGGTCGCGTACCAGTTCGGCAAGCCGCTCAAGCTCGACACGAACCGCGGCACGACGTACACCGCGTCGCGCTACCAGCGCCTGCCGTTGCCGTATGCGCCGCTGCAGGAGGGCGTCGCTCCCCCGGGCGAGGCGATGACGCTGCAGCAGGTCAGCGCGACTGCGCAGCAGTGGGGCGATCGCGTCATCATCACCGACGTGGCGAACCTCACCATCAAGCACCCGCTGTTCCAGCAAGCGTGCGAACTGGTGTCGCTGCAGATGCCGGAAACGCTCGAGCGCAACACGCTGAACACGCTGCTGTCCGCGCCGCAGGTGAACTACGCCGGGGGCGCTGCAAACCGCGCTGCGCTGACGGCGTCGAACGTGATGTCGCCGCACGAATCGAACCGCCTGTTCGCGTCGATGGCTGCGTACGGCGTGCCGCGCTTCAACGGCGACGAGCGCGAAGACATGATGATCGAGGCGGGCGCGTATCGCGATCCGTCGCAGACGCCGCGCGTCAAGCAGCATTACGTCGCGCTGATCAGCCCGTTCTCGGCGCAGGACATGCGCGAGAACTCGTCGGTGCAGCAAGCGTGGGCCTACAGCGACGTCAATCGGCTCTACAACAACGAGCTCGGCGACTTCGGCGGGATCCGCTACTGCGAAACGAACATGATGCCGTACTGGACGGGCGCCGCCGCGATCAACGGCTCCGCATCGACGTCGGGCGGCCAGCTCGCGACGGGCACGTACTACGTGCAGGTGACGGCCGCGCCGGCTCTGACGTCGGTCGAGCAGACGATCTATCAGGTTTCGTCGTCGATCAGCGTCACGGGCCCGACGGGCTCGATCTCGGTGACCCTGCCGTCGTTCCCGAACTACGTGTTCAACGTGTATATCGGGACGACCGCGAACCCGGCCAACCTCGCCACGGCGATCGGCAATGGCGTTCCGGTAACCGGCGTGCTCGCCGGCCAGGCAACGCAGCTGCAGCCGAACCAAACCGTCACGCTGACGGGCATCGGCGTCACGCAGACGCCGCCGGCCGCGCCCGCAACCGGCGTGTCGGTGTTCCCGGTGCTGTTCATCGGCAACCACAGCTACGGCCAGGTGCTGCTCGAGAACCCCGAGTTCCACTACCTGACGGGCGCCGACAAGTCGGATCCGCTGAACCAAACCCGAGTCGTGTCGTGGAAGGTGTTCTACGGCTCGATCCTGCTCAACACGGCCTTCCTGGCCCGCGTCGAATGCGGCTCCGCATTCGCGCCGGGCTACCAGGGCGGCACCGTGACCACCCCGTAAGGAGTAACTGATGGCCGCACGTAACTCGCAGGAGCCGGGCAAACCGGCTCCGGGGTCGGCTGATGCCGACGAATTGCTCGGCGGTGCCGCACCGGTCGAGGAAAGCCGCGAAGACCTGCTCGAGCGCATCAAAGCGCTCGAAGCCGAAAACGCCAAGTTGGGCGCCGCGAAGGACATCGCCGAGGAAGAATCGGCTCGCCTGTCCGCGCAGGCGCAGTCGGCGCTGATGACGTCGGGCGTCGTCGAGCGTTTCGCCGGCAAGGCTGAAGACGGCGAGACGGATCTCTGGTGGTACCGCATCGATCTCGCTCCGTGCGGAGGCGAGCACCTGAAGATCAATGGCACGCCGTACCTGCACGGCCACACGTACAAGTTCGACACGGACACCCTCCGATCGATCAAGGAAATGGTCGCGCGCACCTGGGTGCACGAGAACGACATCAACGGCCACGCGTTCAACCCGTACCGTCAGGCGCAGAACAAGGTGCTCGGAGGCGGCCCCGTGCCGGCCTGGGCACGATCGTAATTACCCACCCCGAAAGGAAGACCATGTCGCAAGCCTCTCAGGAAGTTACGGCTGCAACGGTGATCGGCAACTTCACGATCACTCTCCCGGCGCCGAATCAGGCGCAGATCTCGGCCAGCGGTTACCTGGTCGAGGGCGAGGACAAAGCTTCGCTCGACGCTCGCATGGATACCGTGCGCGAGGCGCTCGAACGACAGCAGCGCATGCTCGAAATCCCGGTGCTCCAAGCTCGAATCGAACAGATCGAGAAGGCACGCGAAGATATCGAGCGCGCCTATGCGGACCTCCTTCAGCGCAACAAGGACAAGCAGGCCGGCAAGGCGGGCTCGAAAGCGCTGTCGAGCCAGGAACAGGCGAACCTGAAGAACGCCCCGCTTCAACTGAAGGGCATCGAGGCCGAGCTCGAGAAGGCGCGCAAGAAGATCGCCGACGCGCGCGCGGGGGCGTGAAATGGCCTACCTCCAGGCCCAACAGGTCGTCGCGCGCGCATGCGCGATCGCGAAAGCCCCTGGCTGGCTGTCGCAAGGCGGCGTCTATCTGAACATGGTCCTGGAGGACCTCTGGCTGCATCGTGATCTGAAGATCAACCGGGTCGTCGAATTCGTGACTGTGCAGGCGAACAATTACGGCCCCTTCACGCTGCCGTTGAACTACCTGCGCACGTACGACCTGTTCTTTCAGCAGAACAACCTGCCGTACTTCCTGCATCCGATTTCGCCGGAGGAGTGGGACCAGGAGTTCAAGGACCCGTCGATCGCGAACTATCCGTATGAGTTCATGACGCTGCTGTACGACGAGACGACGGCGCAGGCGAACAACTCGGCGGGGCAGCTCTTCATCTATCCGCAATCGTCGGGGCAGATCGTCCTGACGCACCGGTACATGGTGAAGCAGCCGGACATCGTCGCGCCCGAAACGTCGACGGTTATTCCGTGGTTCCCCGACCAGAACTATCTGATCAAGGCCACTGCGGCTGAGCTGATGAGCGAGACGGACGACGTCCGTCAGGAATCGTTTCGCGCGCAGTGCGAGGCAATGCTGCGCACGCACCTGATCATGGAAGGCGACGAGCAGCAGGTCGTCAAGTCGGTTCGGCTCGACCCGCGGCGCTTCCATACGAACCGCACGCTGAAGCCGACGAAGATCACGGACTAGGGCCATGGCGATCCGCAATGCGAAGCCGGTCCGCTTCACGCCGAAAGGGCTCTGCGACGCGTTCGACGCGACAGACGCCTTCGCCGGCGCCTGCCAGCTCCTGAGCAATCTTGTGTTCGACCAGGGCAACCCGGAGATCATCGTCGCGCGCCCCGGCGTCGGCAGCGCAGCGACAACGTTCGGCGGCTTCGCCTCACCGACGTACGTCTCCGTGCACACGGTGATCGGCACTGTCGCGTACGGGATGGTGTCGACGGCGCGCAATCCCGGCTTCGACGAACCGTTCGCGTTCAACCTGCTGACGAGCTCGTTCATCACGATCAGTGGGGTGACGTCGGCGAACGTGCCGTCGTCGCCGGCTACGAGCGGGGCATGGGCACCCCCGACGATGGCGGTCGTGGGAACCAAGATCCTGATCACACACCCGGGATTCAGCGGGCTGAGCACGAACTTCTTCGGCGTAATCGACGTCTCGAATCCGTCCGCGCCTGCCTGGTCGTCGTCGAACCTCGCAACGAATCCACTTACCGCCGTGCCGACGTCGGTCGCGAACTTCAACAACCGGGCGTATTTCGCAGTCGGCAATACGCTCCAGTTCAGCGATGCACTGAATCCTCTGACGCGCACGAACGCGTCGCAGGCCGTGACGGTTGGCGATACGACGCCGATCACCGTGCAATCGGGCCTGCCGATCCAGACGACTTCGGCCGGCGTGATCGGTGCGCTCGTCGTATTCAAGGCAGGTCAAGTCTGGCAGGTCACGGGCGACCCGACGACGAGCAACCTGGCGCTGAACTACATTTCGCTGACGACTGGATGCATTGCGCCGCGCAGCGTTGTGCAGGGCCCGTTCGGCATCTTCTTCGCTGGAGTCGACGCACCCTACATCCTGAACTTCCTCGGCACGCTGGTGCCGCTGTCGAGCCGCCCGGGAACCGACTTCCCGGCCGACCTACAGGTGCCGTTCCAGAACACCACGCAGCCGTCACGCATCAGTGCAGCGTTTGCCGGGAACATCTACCGCGTGTGCGTGCCGACTCTGATCCAGGGGCAGCAGCAGACAAACGACTACTGGTACGACATTCGGCGAAAGCGCTGGACCGGACCGCACACGTTCCTGTACGACTGCGCATCGCAATACGGGGAAGCGTTCGTTCTGTCGGGCGCGGCGCAGGGGGCGGCGTTGTTCGTCAGCACGACGATCCCTTCGTCGAACTCCAGCTACCTGGATGCAGGCACTCCGTTTCTTTGCCACCTGCGCTCGTCGGATTTCCCGAAGACCGGGCACATGCAGCAGCTTCAAGTTGTCGAATCGACGCTCGAGCTGGGGTCGACAGGAGCCCAGGTGTTTTTCAATCTGACCGCGCTCAACGATCAGAACAACACGATCGCATCAGCTTTTGTAACGACGCCGGCTCAGGGGTCGATCTGGGATGCGTTCGTATGGGGGCGTGCGAACTGGTCATCGAATTCCAGCATTCCGCACGTCTATACGATCCCGTGGCCGATCGCGCTCGTCTTCCAGAAGATGTCGCTCGATGTGACCGTTACGCCGACCAATGAAATTCAGATCGGGACGTTCTACGCGCGGTATCAGGACGCCGGATACACAAACCAGGGGTGACCATGAGCATTATCGGAACGCTTCCCGCCAACCTGCAGAACGGCACGATCGCCGACGCGTCGCAGGTCATGTCCGACCTGAATTACATCGTCAACCAGGTGAACGCGAATGCCTTGGCTACTGCAGCCCTGACAACCGCCATGGCCGCGGCGGGGCTCGGCGCGCTCGTCAACATCCAGGTGCTGTTGGCATCCGGTACCTACACGCCGTCCGCGAATGCCAACAGCGCGATTGTGGCCGGCGTCGGGGCGGGTGCGGCCGGCGGTGGCACGAGCGCCGTTTCGCCGGGCCCAGCCGTTCCTGTCGCCGGTTCCGGCGGCGGCTCAGGAACCGTCGGGGTGATCTGGATTCCGTCGGGCCTGACCACGCAAGCCGTGACGATCGGAGCCGGCGGAACCGGCGTGGCGGGCGCCAGCGGTAACAACGGCGGCCAATCCAGTTTCGGGGGGCTTCTGATCCTTCCGGGTGGTCTGGGGGGGATTCTGGGCGGCGGTAATCCGGGCTCGGGAACATCCGCGCTCGGCGCTCCCCCGCCGCAATTGCCGGCCGCGCCGAGCGGCTCGGGGATTTTTCTCTACTCGACTCAAGGTGAACCCGGGATGCCCGGCCTGGACTTCCCCAACAACTCTCTGGGCGGCAGTGGTGGGAATAGCCCGTTCGGTTCAGGCGGTACGGGGGGCGTGGGTGGCACGACGACCAATGGCACGAACGGAAACGGTCGAGGAGCGGGCGGCGCCGGCGGCGCGATTTACTCCTCCGGGGTTTCGGGAACGGCCGGGTTTAACGGGACTGCGGCAGCGTTCATCGTTTTCGAGTTGGTTTAGCCAAGGGAAACAAAACCACAATTCGCACAACTATCGGGGCAACCATGGGCAATCGAACACTCACCGAAGACGACGTCAAGGCGATCGCCGAGCAGATCGAAAGCGGCATTACCCAGCGTTTCCAGCTCAATGTAGGTCGCGGCGTGCTCGGCTTGGTTTGGCGGGTCGTTTTGTACGCCTTGCTCATGACAGCTGCGTATGGCGCAGGCGGTGGGTTCAAGAAGTTCCTCTAGGAGAAAGTCATGCTCGAAGCGATCAAATGCGCCATCGAGGCGCGTTTCCAGACACTGGCGAACGACGGCCGTGCTTTCGTCGACAAGGTCGAGGAGATCGTGGGTCTCGGCAACGCCGCGAAGGAACTCACCGATCTCGAGTCGCGCGTGACGTCGATCATCACCGATGCCGAGGCCACCGGCGAGCAGAAGGTCGAACAGATCCTGCATGCGGTGGGCAAGCTGTGAGCAGCTTTGACGACGCCTTCGCAGCCCTGATGGGAAACGAGGGCGGGTACTCGAACAACCCGGCCGACCCCGGCGGCGAGACGATGTGGGGCGTCACGGCCCGCGTCGCGCGTGCGAACGGGTACGGCGGCGACATGCGTTCGATGCCGCAGGAAACGGCGCGGTTGATCGCGAAGCGGGTCTACTGGGATCCGTACTACTGCGATCAATTCGATCCGCGCGTGGCGTTCCAGGTGTTTGATGCCGCGTACAACGGCGGACTGCCGGTGACCTGGCTGCAGGAGGCTGCGGGCCTGAAGCCCGACGGCCGAATTGGACCAGTCACGATCGCCGCAGTGAACGCGACGGATCCGCTGCGTGTCGTCGCACGCTTCTTGGCGTATCGGCTGAAGTACATGGCTGATCTGCACAACTGGCCGACGTTCAGCCACGGATGGGCGAATCGCATCGCCAACAACCTTTTGAAGGGAACCGCGTGATGGGATTCCTCGATCCGATTTCCGCAGTCTCCGACGTCGTCGGGAAGATCATCGACCGCGTCTGGCCGGACCCGGCGCAGGCCGCGGCAGCAAAGCTGCAGTTGCTGCAGCTTCAGCAGACGGGCGAGCTCGCGCAGATCACCGGGCAGATGCAGATCAACCAAGCTGAGGCGCAGAGCAGCGATCCGCTGCAGCATTGGCGTGGCGGGATGGGCTGGGTGTGCGTGTGCGGTTACGCGTGGAACTTCGTTCTGCGCCCGGCGATGAGCGACATTTCCGCGCTTTTCGGGCATCACATCGTCCTCACGGAAATGGACCTTACGCAGCTCGCGACGATCACGATCGGCATGCTCGGCCTCGGAGGCATGCACGTCTACCAGCAGGTCAAAGGCAAATGAACAACCTGATCCGTATCGGCGCCGGCATCGATACCGCACCACTGCTGCTCGCCATCGCACGCCAGCCGGGTCTGTGGAATCGCCACACGTTTCGCACGGCGCGCGAAGACAGCCCACACGCGGACGTATCGGACATCTGGCTGCGCTACAACGACGAGAAGCCGTACAAGACGGCCGGCGATTACACCGGGTTCAACGACGCGCATGACGCCGTGTTCTACCCGGAGTGGTATGCGCTGCCGCAAGTGCGACCGATCGTTTTCGGGCTGATGGCGCGGGTCGAGGGTACGCGCCTGGGCGGCATTCTGATCACGAAGCTCCCGCCCGGCAAGCGCATCCTGCCGCACGCCGACGACAGCTGGCACGTGAGGCACTTCAACACGAAGCTGTATGTGCCGCTGCAGTCGAATCCGAAGTGCTTGAACCGCGTCGAGAACGATGTGGTCGCAATGGCGCCGGGTGATGTCTGGTACTTCGACAACACCAAGGAGCACGAGGTGGTGAACGACGGCGACGACGATCGGATCACGCTGATCGTATCAATTCGGTGCGAGAAATGACGATCAAGCACCACTTCACGGCAGGCGGTGTATACGCGCGCGAGCAGACGCTGCGCGCGGGCGAGGAAGTGCAGAAGCACGTGCACGACTACGACCACCTGAGCTATCTCGCGCACGGTACGGCGATGCTCGATGTGGAGGGGGAACTGAGCGTGCTGCACGGTCCTTGCATGCTCGAGGTGAAAGCGGGGCGGGCGCACCGCATTACCGCGCTGACGGACCTGACGTGGCTCTGCATCCATGCCGAAAGCGTGGCGGATCCCGAAACGTTGATGAAGGGGTGAACCATGCCGTTCGCAGCAGCCGTCGGCGCCGCCGGGTCCCTTATAGGCGGCCTCGTATCGGGTGGTTCTTCGCCGAGCGTATCCGGCGGGGGGCCGTCTTACTACGTGCCGACTGGACTCAGTTCTGCCGACCAATCATGGCAAAACTTGCTGTCCGGGATTGCTTCTGGCTTCAATAACCGGAACCTGGATCAGTACGGACAGGAATCGCTCTGGAGCGGTACGAAGGCCGTAGATCAGTATGGAGGGCAGTACCAGAACGCTGCGAACGCAGCTGGCCAGGGCTACACCAACGCGGGCAATGCGCTGACCGGACTCGGCAATCTCGATCTCGCGACGCAGCAGGCATTGCTGGGTGCGGGGCAGAACGTCTACCAGATGGGCCTGGATCCGCAAAACGCGCTGTACGATCGCACGCGTCAGCAGCTTACGGACCAGACTGCCGCGACGAATTCCATGTACGGGCTCGGCTCGTCCGCGGCGGGCGCCGGCGTGCAGAACCAGGCGCTGTCGAACTTCAACATCGACTGGCAGAACAATCAGCTGTCACGCGCGCTGCAGGGCCTGCAGGGTTTCACAGGCGCGGCGAACACGGCAGGCCAGTACGGTCAGGCCGGCGCGAGTGCGCTGACACAGGCGCCGGGCTACACGCTGCTCGGTGGATCGGTGCCCTACGATACCGCGCAGACGATCGCTGCAACGCCGGGCAACCTCGCCAACACCTACGGCGCGTTCCTGAACCAGAACGTGTATGGGCCAGCGGAGGGGATCATGGGGTCGATCATTCCGTACATGAACTACGGTCAGGGCGCGCAGTCCGTGCCGTTCCAGAGCCAGGCACAGGGCGCCGGCGCGCTCGGCAGTCTTGTATCGCAGGGCATTTCGGGTTTGGGTAACTCGATCCAGAATGCCGGCGGTTTCGGCAACTTCTTCAACGGCACGACCGGCTCGTTCGGCGGTGGGGATTTCAGCGGCGCGTTCACGTCGAACCCGTATTACTCGGGCGGCGGGAACTCGTACGGTTTCACGATGGGGTAAGCCATGGCCGGACTCGCAGGGCTTCCGTACTTCCTTCAGTATCAGCAGCAGGCGCAAGAAGACGCCATGCGGCGTCAGTACGCCCAAATCCAGCTCGCGCAGTTCCAACAGCAACAGCAGGATCGGCAGCGGCAGCAGGCTGCGCTGACGGCCGCAGGCAACGCGCTGCCGCAGTTGCTCGCCGGGCAACAGCAGCCCGCGCAGATGGCGCCTCCGCCTCAAGCTCCCAGCCCGGGGCAGGCGTCGACGCGGGCACAACCGCCGACCGCCATGTCCACGCAGATGCCGCCGCTTCCGCCTGGAATGCCTCCTGGCATGGGCACGGGCGCGTCCGGGAAACCACCGCTGCCGCCGTTCCAGCCGCTGCCGACGACAGGCAGCCCCGCACAGGCTTCGCCGGCGCAGATCCCGGCGCCTCCGGCCGCGCCTAGCGCCCAGCAACAGACGGGCGGCCCGCTGACGCTCGACAACGCGATCAAGGTGTTGAAGGACCAGGGGCTGTCCGGCGCGGACCTGATGGCCGGCCTGCAGCAGTTGACGCCGATCCTTGATTCGCAGGCGAAGGCGCAGGCGGCGCAGATCCAGCAACAGTTCACGCGTCAGCTGCAGATCGCGCAGTTGCAGGAGCGCTACGACGCGTTGCGTCAGCGTGCCGAGGACAACGCGTTGAACCGCGAAGACCGTCGGCAGGCCCGTGCCGAGTCGAATGCGCTGCGGGCTGAATCGATCGCGCTTCGTCGGCAGACGATCGCAATGGGAATGGGCGACGACGCAAAGTTCTCGCCGGAAGACCTGAAGTTTCTCGCGGAGCAGGCGCGTGCGGGCGATACGTCGGTCTATCAGAATCTCGGCCGCGGCGCGCAGGGCTCGAAGAACATCATCGCGCTGCGGCGCGAAGTGATGCGGCAGGAGCGCGAAGCGGGCGGTACCGGCGCGGACATCGCCGCAGCGAATGCTGGCTTCCAGGGCGAGAAAGCGGCCGCCCGCACCGGTGCTACGCGCGCGGCGAACATCGGCATGGCTGTCGCCGAAGCGCAGAAGACTTTCCCGCTCGTGCGCGAGGCATCTGCCGCGCTGCCGCGTACCGAGTTCCCCGGCGTGAACCGTGCGATGCAGGCAGCGCAAACGGGTACCGGCGATCCGCGCGTCGTTGCGCTTGGCACGGCGCTGAATACGTCGGTGAACGCCTATGCTCGCGCGATCAGCCCGACCGGCGTGCCGACGGTGTCGGACAAGGAGCACGCACGCGAGCTGTTGTCCACCGCCAGCACGCCGGAGCAGCTGAATGCGGTGCTGTCGATGATGGAAAAGGAAATGTCGGCGGCGCGCCAGGCGCCGACCGAAGTGCAGGCACAACAGAAGGCTCGCATTTCCGGCCGCGGTGAAGGCGCGCCGGCGGTCGGCACGATCGAGGGCGGCTACCGGTTCAAGGGCGGCGATCCGTCGAAGCAAAGCAACTGGGAGAAGATGTAATGGCCGGCCCGTGGGAAAAATACGAGCAGGACACGGCCGCGTCCGCTACGGGACCGTGGGACAAGTACGGCGCTGCGCCCGCGGCAACGCCGCGCGGCCCCGTGGCACCCCTCGATCGTCTGCCGCCTGATAGCCCGGCGCCTGCCACGGCGTCGAAGCACGCCGACACCATCGCGGAGCGCCTGCTCGGCTTGGGCAAAAGCGCGGTCGGGCTCGGCGAGGCCGGTCTGTCAACGGTGACCGGTGCGTTGGCCGCGCCCGTGGGCGCCGCATACGGCATCGGCAAGACGCTCACGAGCGGCAAATACGGCACGCAACAAGGCATCGAAGAAGGCGACCGCGCGGGCGCTGCGCTCGCCGGCAAGCTGACGTATCAGCCTCGCACCGAGGCCGGCCGCGCCGATGTTGAGGCGCTCGGCAATTCGGGGTTGATGCACGCGCTACAGGGTATGCCGATCGAAGGCCCGATGATCGCGCGAATCCCGGAAGTGCCACGCGGCGTGCTCGCGACCGGTGAAGGCGCAGCCGGCGCTGCGCGCGCTGGGGCGAATGCCGTCGGCCGCGGTGCCGTGCGCGCCGCTGCTCGTGCGCTGCCTGAGGTCGATCCGGAGACACTTCGGCTCGCGCGCGAGGCGCACGAGATGGGCTTCCGCTTCCGGCCGGACCAGATGTACGAGAACAAATTCGGGCGCATCGCCGGGCAGTTGTCGTCGGACGTGCCGTTCTCCGGCGAGACGTCGGGCTCGAACCAGCGCGTGTTCAACCAGCGCTTGATCCAGGCGATCGGTGGTGACGGCGACAAGCTGACGCGCCAGGTGTACGCCAACGCGATGAAGAAGTCGGGGACCGAGATCGACGCGATCACGGCCGCTCACAGCATCCCGGTCGACAACGCGTTCCTGAACCGCCTGCAGCGTGCGAAGGGCAACCAACTGCCGGAAGTGCAGGGCGTCGTGCAGGGGTACATCGACGATCTGGAGGGGCTCGCCGGCCCGCGCCAGGCGCTCGCCGGTGGTGGCGCGACGTCGGCTGCGCGACAGCTCGACGGGGCGAAGCTGCGCCCTTTCCTGACGAAGCTGAAGTCGACGATCCGCAGCACGTCCAATGGCGACCTGCGGCACGCGCTGAGCGATCTGCAGGGCGAAATCGAAGACGCATTCCTGCCGCAGCTGTCGGCCGATGAAGCGGCGCGCTATGCAGCCGCCCGCCGGCAGTACGCGATCGGGAAAACGATCGAGCCGCTCGTGGCGAAGTCGCCGGGCGGCAACATCAGCCCGAAGGCATTGATGGGCGCGGTAACGTCGAATGCGTACGGCAAGCGCGCGATGGCGATGGGCCAGGGCGGCGAACTGGGCAAGCTGGCGGACATTGGTTCACTGTTTCTGCGCGAGCCCGGCACGTCGAACACTGCCGAGCGCGGCATCGTGGCCGGTCTGCTCGGCGGCGCGGGGTTCGGGGTCAATCCAGCCGCCGCCGCGGTGCCTTGGGCGGCCGCCAATCTGTACAACCGCGCTGGCCCTGCCATCACCGAACAACTCCTTCAGCGGCCGCCTACCCCATGAGAATCCTCGCGATCGACGTCGGTTCGAACTGCCTCGATTGGCTGATGCGCTGCCAGGAATGGGGGCACCAGGTTCTCTGGTACGACAAGCCACGCCCGGACGGCACCGATCGTCATGCGGGCGAAGGCATCGTGCCGAAGATCCGCGACTACGACGAACTGCGGCGGAAGTGGCTCGGCTGGGCGGACCTGATCTACACGCCCGACAACGTCAGCTACCTCGACATGCTCGAGCCGTACCGCCGGATTGGGTACCCGATCTACGGCTGCAACTTGGCGGCCGTCGAATGGGAGCTTGATCGCGAGGTGGGGCAGAAGGTCATGGAAGAGTGCGGGATGCGCATCATCCCCGGCAAAACGTTCCACGACTACGATTCCGCGATCGCCTATGTGAAGAAGCAGGGCAAGGCGTTCGTGTCGAAGCCGTCGGGCGATGGTGAGCGCGCGATGTCCTACGTTGCCGACAGCGCGGCCGACATGGTCTACATGCTCGGGCGCTGGAACAAGATCGACAAGTACCGGTCGGCGGCGCGCAAGGACGGCTTCATCCTGCAGGAGAAGATCAGCGGCATCGAGATGGCCGTGGGCGGCTTCTTCGGACCCGATGGATGGTCAAAGGGCTGGGTCGAGAACTGGGAAAACAAGAAGCTGATGAACGGCGACCTAGGCGTGAACACCGGCGAAATGGGCACCACAGTACGCGTCGTCCGGCAGTCGAAGCTTGCCGACGAGGTGTTGAAGCCTGCCACCGAGCACCTGAAGCGGATCGGCTACGTCGGCTACGTCGACGTGAACTGCATGATCCCGACCGACGGCAAGGGCCCGTATCCGCTCGAGTGGACGATGCGCGACGGCTGGCCGATCCGCCACAACCTGACGGCGCTGATCGAGGGCGATCCGGCACAGTGGATGGCCGACAAGATCCAGGGCCGCGACACGCTGAAGATCCGCATGGATGAGGTGTGCATCTCGGTGCTGATGGCGCTGCCAGACTTCCCGTACTCGAAGATCACGAACAAGGAGTTGTGCGGCATCCCGATCTACGGCGCCGAGGACTCGGAGCATCTGCACTTCTCCGAGGTAATGATGGGCACGGCGCCACGTGAGGTGAACGGCAAGGTCGTTGACCTGCCGGGGCCCGTGACGGCCGGCGATTACGTGCTGATCGCGACGGGCACGGGCGAGACGATCACCGGCGCGCGCCGATCCGCCTACAGCGCGATCAAGAAGGTGAAGATCCCGAACAGCCCGTTCTACCGCACCGACATCGGCGTCGGCCGGCTGAAGAAGCAGCTGCCCGAACTGCAGCAAATGGGCTACGCAAAAGGGCTGAGCTACTGAAATGAGACGATCCATGCGCGCCGGCTTGATCTCCGAAGAATCAATCAAGACCGCCCTGACCGAAGCCAAGGGAGACATCTTCCTGGCTGCGTCGACGCTCGACTGCACCGCCCACGAGCTGGACGGGTACATTCGTGCATCTGCCGAGCTTCAGGGATTCGCCGCGGCGATCGAGAGGGTCAAGGTCGATCCGTCATACTCGCGCATGAGCAGCGAGCAATTCGACGCTCGAGTAGCCGATCTCACACGAGCATACAAGGTGGTCGGCCTTGAGGAACTTCACGGTCTGGCGACGATGAATCACAAGGACAGTGCAGCGATGGCGAAGGTCAAGCTGCAAGCTGCGATCGCCCTGCGAGGAGGTGAACAGCGCGCCGTCGGCGATCGAGAGATCGAACACGCTCTGTCCGAGCTCAACCAGCTTTATCACGCCAACGCTCCACGTATCAAAGAGATCCGCCAGACCGTCGTCAAGCTTGACGATGGTCGGGAAGCGACTCAACGAGTGATCGAACTTCAGCAAGATCAGCAATAG